CAATATGAAGTCTATGCCGCGACTATACCCTATATTCCTGCCGAAAACAAATTTTTTCTTACCCGCAACCCCTTGATTTTACTGGGTTTATCAGTAGTATGTGTTTTTCTTGGGCTTCTTCTTGATAACCCTTATAAAAAATACATATATATGTCAAAAAGAAAGGAAATAATTCGCCGTCTATATCTTAATTATACAATAAACCTAAGCACAAGTCAAAAGAAAACATCTCCAACGACATACTGTTTTACCCTAATAATGTATAGTTTTGTATCTACTTTGTAGATCAGGTACTACCATCGTTTCCCTCAAAGTCTATCTGTAAAAAATTAGTAGCGAATGGGTATTTCTGACTTTTCAATCATAATTTTATCTCCATATCCATTAAAGTGCAAAAATCTTAAAAGTCCTTGTTTCGCCAATTCATATTCCAACATTGGGGATAATCTAAGTGTGCTGATCGCATTCGCTCTACTAAATGATAAATCACAATGAGGAACTATAATACCATTCCTAATGTCATATCCCATCATTAAGTAGTCATCTTTTTTTGAAACATACTCTACGGGCATTCTTATCACGAAACGATATTCTCTTTCATCACTAAATGAATCGTTCTTGAAAAATAAGCGATAACCCTCAATCTGTTCTAACATTTCTCCTAAGATTTCATCATGAACTACTTGATGTTCTTCATATGAAGAAGATTGACGCAATTTTACTTCTAGAATTTGGTCGTATTCAAAAAACAATTCTTCTAGAACGCTAATTTGTGTACTTTCATCATATATAATTGTTCCATAAAAAATTTCTATTTCCGGATTTTTGATTTTTGCGAAATTACGCAATATTTGATAAACAGAGAAGCCTAGATTATATCCCTGGTATCTATCGTTTTTGACATAGTAATTCCACATTCCAAGTGAATCAGGTGCATCTGAAGCACAAAAGACATAATATCTTTTCTTTGTGATTTCAAACGTTAATTGGGAGTCATTTGGCGATAAAAATTTCATACTCTCCGTCTCAAATTCGTTTTTTGCGATTATATTGAATATAGGTTCAAAGTCATTTACAAGGTTCGCTTTTATTTTTGAATAGGCTATTTTTAATGATTTTTCAATATGCTTATATTCTGATTTATCATTCAAAAACTGACAATCAGTAAATCTAATAGAAGCATTACTTAGTATTGCGTATAGTCCAGGAGGAGAAGTGTAATGATAAATACGTTTTTTCCTGTCAGAATTACTACCACCAATTGACGGATTGAAATATTTTATGTACTCGCTTCGGATTAATCCTTTCACTTTTCTACATTCATTGCATATTAATGGTTCTGTAAAACCTCTCTCTTTGTAGAATGCTTGCTCACCTTCCGTAAACACAAAATCTATGCCACAATCCTTGCAAGTGATCCGCTTATCCATATCAAAAACCCTTTCATCATTCGATTGTGGCTATACTTTAACACCATGCATCGTATTATTTTCCAAACTAGCATATATACCTAGATTATCCAATTATATTACATATTTATCTAACTTTCAATGCTCAACCTGTAAAAATTGGTCAACTATTGCACCTATGCTATTCCGCCACATCCCCCGGCCCCGGCTGTGGTAGCAGTTTCGCGGCGTAAACCTTCAAATCTTCCTTATACCCCTCGAACGTGTCAACCCGCGTAATGTTGTAAATCACGCCCCTATACCCGATAAAGCAATCCTCCGTCAAATCCTCACGCCAATTCACGACAAAAAGCATTTCCTCACTATTCTGTACGGCTCTCGCGGCGTAAAACTCGCTGGCTGATAACTGCCGGACATAATCCCATAGCCGCCCGGCGTGAATCGGTATGTATTTCGTGCTTGAAAATCCTTCTCTGTCTTTAGTGCGTTCAGCGCGGTATAGAATGATCTTCTTATCCTTCAAATACACCTTTTTCCGCCCTCCACCAAAATAGATTTATCACAATGCGGCCGTGTATTCCCGTAGTGCTCATATAGCCCCGTATAAGCGTTTAACAGGCTCGCCTTGCCGTCTATCCTCTGCTTTGGGGATTGATTCTTGACCGGCACAATATTGCCGTTACGGTCGGTTAAAATGCCCGTATTCGTCAAGCACCATTTCAACAGCGGATTATTGTTGTACACAACCCGTTTCGCTTTTAAGTCCACGCCTAACATCTGCATAGACAATGATAAAGTTTTCGCGCCCTGAATACACCGCACCATTGTAAAACCTTCGGCGGTCATTTCCTGTACCCAATATTTCGCGGAATAGCTGTCATAGTAAACCCACGCAACCGACAAACCTGTCTTTTTCACCATTTCGATAAACCATGCCAGCCCTCTGTCAAGCCATAAATCATATCTGATATGGTCTATCTTTACCCGGTCGGTTAAATTATCAGACGGCAACCAGTACATTTGATAAATATACTTTTTATCCTCTCCCCGCTTCATCATCAAGACTGTCGCGCAAGTCAAATCCGTTGTAATGCTCAAATCCGCGCCGCCGATAGCGAATTCGCCCCGGAATTCCCCTATATCGAATGTTTCCTCGTTGTTTATATCCTCATAACTTAACCATGCCGTTTTAGCAGTTTCCCGAATGTTAAAATCTTTAGTCAATATCCCGCTCAAATCAGCCGGGTTATTCTTCGCTCTTTCAACCTTGAATTGCAAATCGCTGACTTTCTTAATGTCCCCTAACGCCGGATTAGCTTTCATCCACGCCGCCGGATCCGTCCATTCCTCCCGGCTGTCCAGCTCATATATGACCGGGAAAAAGCTGTCGTCAATGATTATCCCGTCCGCAACGTCGCAAGCGTATTTATACATATCGTCAAAAATGCACTCTCTGACCGTTCCAGCGGTCGTTATCATTATCAAAAGCGGTTGCCGCCGCGTCCCCTGCGACTGCTTCATAACCTCGTATAAATTCCTGTCCCTAACGCCGTGTAACTCGTCCATAATGACAAGGTGAGCGTTCAACCCGTCAAGCGTCTCCGAATTCCGCGCCAACGGCTGAATTTTAGAGAATGTTTTCTCATAGTATAAGTCCGTTTTGCGCTTTCTGATATGCTTTTTCAGTTGCGGGGATTGTTTCACCATATTATGTACTTCTTCAAATATCAATACTGCTTGCGCGTATTTCGTCGCGGTTGAGTATATTTCCGCGCCGCCTTCGCCGTCGGCCAACATCATATACAACGCAATCCCGGCTAAAAGCGTTGATTTCCCGTTTTTACGCCCCACTAAAAAGAAACTCTCTCTATATCGCCGCAAGCCTGTTGCCGGGTTTATAACGCCGAAAAGGGCCTCTATAAAGGCTTTCTGAAAGAGTTCTAACTTTATCGGCATACCCGCCCATTCGCCTTTAGAGTGCTTGCAAAATCGCTCTATGAATTCCACGACGCGGGCGCTTTTTTCGGGGTCAAGGATAAAAATCTTGTTATTTATTTCTTCTATAAGGTTACTATACGCCTTTTTCAGTCTTTTGCAAGCGGGTATCTGGCCGCTCTGTATAAGGTCGTTATACTCTGAAATATAGCTCATTTATCCGCCCCGTTGATAAATTCGGTCAATTCGTCTAGCTCGCTCTGGGCTGGCTTCTTGGGGAGTAAATCCGTAAGCTGTTTTATCAGCGCGGAATAGCGTTTACACAACACATCATAGTTTCTGACTTCATTACCGCCCGCTTCGAGTTTACGTTTGCATTCTCTCAACGGCTTTTTAAGGAAAAGTATCTCGTCAATGAGGAATTCGGCGGCTGTTTGCTTTTCTTCGGGTACAAGGTTCTTTATATCCTCTAACTTGATATGGTCTTTCGTCTTTCTCACGTTCAAGTCCCCCTATCTCGCTTCAATCTTCATATAAATTCTCAGAAAATCATGGAGAGGAAAAGTAATCTCCCTGCTCGGTGTCGTTCTCTGTCATTTTTTGGCGGGAAACGGGGGGAGTATAAACGACATTTCCGTCCGCGTCAAACGTAATTCCGTCCGCCGTTGCGCTTCCTGTCTCTTTATGTTCGGCGTTGTGACACGCTTTACATAAACATTCGAGATTGTCCATGTTCAACGCTATTTCCGGCTGCCGTATATTCCATCTGTCCAGATAGATTTTATGGTGTGCAATCTCCCCAACGCCGCCGCAACGCTCACATATATAGTGCTTCGATTCTAAAAACACTTTCGATAAATGCCGCCACGCGCGGCTGTTGTAAAAATCAGCGTTTCTCATAGGACAGGGCTTTCAATAAGCTGTCAATTACCCGCCGCAATTTATCAGTATCGGAGTTTTCGCCGTAATACCATAATTGCAGTATAAAACGCGCCGCCGTTTTCGCAAGCGGTGAATACTTGCCCTGCGTCGCGTATCCTGTCGTTACTTCCAGATACGACGGAATCGCCGCAAGTAACGCGGCTATCTGTCCGTCATTGTCCGCGCCGTCTATTCGTAATATGTCCCGCGCTTCCTCAACAGTAAATATCATGCTCATTCCGTTTCTATAGTGACTTTCACAAACGCGCCCGGAATAAGCGGCTTTCCGTCCGCTATTGCCATAGCTCTATAATCAATCAATCCGCTTGTAAAGCCGCTTTCCCGTGATACTTCAACCGCTAACCCCTCTGGCATGTTTACGCCGTAATATCTGAAATTGCCGAATAGTATAGTATCGTCCGGGAGAAAATCATCAACTACTATCGGAAAGCCGAACAGGCGTACAACAGTATCTTTTTGAGCGTCATTGATGAATATATACTCTCCGATTGTTGTTTTAGTGCTGTATACTCGATTATAAAGCGTATGACTGGACATAGCGAATTTCGCGCCGTTAGCGTATCCCCTTTGTAAAAGTGATATAGCTTTTAGTATATCATCCCCGCTGAATGTCGCCGCCGTGAAGCTGTTTCCCGCGTTCCAGGTCACGCCGGGAAGAATCCCCATAGGCTGACCGCTCCCCGTTCCGCTGATTATTGCGTCGCCTAACGCCGCGCTTATGCTTTCGGTCAATTCCTCGATTATGTAACGCTCAAACGCAGCAATGCTCATGCGCTTCGCCGCGACTGACAGGGAAAAGATTTTAAGAAGCTCATACCCGGAAAAGCTGACCGGGTTCACGTCTACTTTCTGCCTGTCAACCGCCGTCCCTTCCACATGCCACGCCGCTTTCCCCGTAGGCGTTCCGACTGGTACGGTCACATTTGACGGAATGTTAAAAAGGCGTATTTCGCCGAATAAGCCGCCCATTTGCCGCGCTTTTGATATGATTTCGTCAAGTGTGGTATCCGGCACAACCGCCGCCGAATCCGTGAGCGTGTTAAACACGTCCGCGCGTTTTTCGGCTCTCGCGGCGTTGTATGCCCGCGTTTCCGCCCCTGTGAGGCTCTGCCCCAACATTGACTTGAAAAAGGCGCTTTTGTAATCCGCAACCGTCACATCCGCGCCGCCGTCGAACGCCGCGCCCGTTATCGGGTTATAATTCTGCATATCCTTCACCTCTTTGTTCCGCGCGAATACTGCCGTATCAGCATACGCCGGGAAATTTACCGCGCTTATTTCAAATATCCTGTCTATTTTTGTTATCGTCCGCGTGTTTTTCTCGAAAATCTCCCCGCCGTCCGCAACGGAGAACATAAACGACATTTTCGTTAAATCCCCGCGTTTCACGGCGGTGTAAACTTCGCGCCCCTGTTCCGTATCGGGCAATATCGCCTTGAATTCAAGCCCCGCGCCGGTTGTGGTTAGCGTCATTGTTTTGGGGCTTCGCGCTAACGGAACGTCGGACATATTGTGGTTACAGCTAAAAATAACGCCATCCAGGTCTACACCGTCCAACGCTCCCGCTCTCACAATTTCGGTGTACCCGTTTACCTCGGCGGACGTTTCGTATGGTATCGCTAACCCCTCGACTAGAAAAGGGGTTTCTCCTGCCCTGATTTCACAAATCCGCGTTGTCACTGTCTTGTTCCCCCTCTACCTCGATTTCCTGATAAACATCCGCTTTTGCGGCGTTTACGTAGTTCAGGCTTTGCAAACGTTTATCGCCGTCCGGCACATCCGGCAATGATAATAGTTTCCTGCCCTCGTTTATCGTAAGTAACCCGTATGGAAGCAGCTCTCTTAACAGGGATATTCTGGTTTTCGCGCTGGCAAACTCTAACCGCTCCCCGCCAAAAATGATTTCTCTGCCGAATGCCCGCTCTCGTGGAGTAAATATCTTTCGCGTGTATTCAAGGCTCATTTGTAGTGCTAACGGCTCAATCACACTTTCATAGAATGCCGCGAATTCATCCTCCGAATATTCGCCGGATACGATTTTCGCGGATATGTTCAAATACGCGTATATCTGATTCTGTACGGCGGTCAGTTGCGCCGTGTCTACCGTCGCGGGAGTGGTCGTAATAGGCGTATATATCATCTTTTCGTCTAGTGCCACAACGCCGCCGCTGTTGTTAATTCTCATGTAGTCATTAACGAATCTTTCCTTTGCTTCCTTCAATTTATCGTCGTGCATAATCCCGGTAAACTGCAATACTCCCCGAATTGCTACGCCGTTTTGTATGGCCGCCCTTATGCCCTCGGTTTGTGCGTGGGCCGTTTCCAGCGCGGGGAATAGCGCGGCGTTATCGGTTCCTAATAACTCATTTTTAGCAAAATGCCGCCGTAAGTGTATCACGTCCGAATACGGGATAGTAACGCTTTCACCGCCCCTGAAAAGGAATTTACAATACAACCTTTCCCCGGCTTGCAAAAACTCCACGCTTGACGGCATGAGATTATAAAGCCCGGTCACGTTTTCGCTTTCGTCGCGGTGAATCAGTATAAAAGCGTTATTGTCGCAAAAATACGCCGTTGTCGCCTTGTATAGCAGGTCGTAAGCGGTCATATAGGGGTTCGGCTCTATCTGCAAAAGTCTGTCTAGCCGCTGATATGCGGGCGTTGTGCGCGGTTTCAGCTTCGCCGCGTGTTTCGATATAGCGTCCACCGCACCGCGGAAAACGGCATTTTCATACGCCGCGCCGGAAAAGGCAGAAAACCCGGAACGCAATTCCACAATCCCCGCTGTCTGACTTTGCGGCGCGGCTCGTGGTTTCAGTAACTTTGTTAAAAAGCTCAATTTATCGCCTTCCCATAATGGTATAACAACCTAATACTAAAAGCACTAAAAACATTTTAGCGCAAATTTGGTATAATTCGAGTACATATGAACTTGCTCTATGTACTTGAAATTTGCCGCGTCCGCACTCATTTTGTCTTTAGTGCTTTTAGTATTAGTATCCGGGTATTTTTCCGCTTTCAGTTTTCAGGAATACCGCTGTTTATGCGGGTTTCCCATTTAATATATGAAGCTGTTCTCGGTATTATGCCGTACTTGCGTACTCGAAAAGTACAAAAATCGCAACATTTTGAAAACCTCGTTTTATCCATTTACGAAAAGAGTTCTAATCGTGATATTTTTCGAGTTCCTTTTCCTTGAATGATTGCAATTCATTTTCCGGGATTGATACGATAATACACGCCTCGCACATGCCGATTGAATTGATTTCGATTTCATCCAATATGCAGAGTAAATCCCGATTATAAATACAATAGTCAAATCCGCATTTCATCTCTGTTTCACTCCCCTATGAATTCCGTTCTATCATTTTACCACACCAAACTACAAATGCAATGGTACTTTTACAAATTGGTTGAGTTAAAATCCATTTGTATTTCTTGTAGACTATTCGGCAGGGGTGATAACATTGAAAATAGACTATACGGAAATAGGCCAAAGAATAGCCTCCCGGCGTAAAGAGCTAAACCTGACGCAAGAAGCCCTGACCGATTCAACCGGAATCAGCACAAATCAGCTTTCCAACATAGAAAACAACCGTTCCGTTCCTACGGTTGAAACAATAATGAAGCTGTCAGAAGTTCTAAAAGTCACGCCTGATTATTTTCTACTTGGCATACTTAAAAGCGTGGACAGTGAAGCAGTTCGGGCCATTTCTCAAAAATCCTTGTTATGTAGTGAGAAACAACAACGGCTCGTTTATGACTTCATATCCCTACTAATCAAGGAAAACTACTAAAAAAGCGCCTCACAACGTGATATAATCGTTAGTGAGGCGCTTATAGATTATAGCTGAATATCCTTCAAAACCGCCGGATTGACTTTGATATATTCGGCGGGCCTGCCGCCGGTCGATACTTTTTCAAGCCGTATATAGCCGTGTTCCTCTAGGAAAAGTAGAATTTCATCAAGGCGTTCCGTAACCCGGAAACGGGATTTTACGCCCTGCCACATCTTTTGCTTGCCTATTTGCGGCTGTCCGTACCGTTTTATACGCCGCAACAAATATATAGCGTCATTGTTGCGTTGGTCGTCCCCGGCGAAAACCTTTTGCGCGTGTACCGCTAAACACTCCGCGACATTCGCGGCGTTCTGCATGGTTTCAAGGCTGATAGGAATGTCGGCGGGTTCCGTCTTATCCTCGCAGCATTGAAAAGCGTGGAATAACGCCGCAATGCGGATTGACAGGCCGAACGCTTTCCCGTTCCATGACTTGGCGCGTTCCAGTCCGTCCTCTATGCGCTTTTCCGGCGTGTAAAAATACTGTTCCGCGTATGCGTCCGCTTCATCCGATAGTTTTATCATTTTCGATTCTCTCATTGCAACGGTCTTTTTCAGCGCGTAAAATATTGACTTGTCGTATTCTTTGCCCACGCCCCCGGGCGGCGTGTCGGACTTCGCTTTCCGCGTCCCGGCTCTGGCGGCGGGATAGGCGAATACAATACGCCCGGTCAACCCCTTGCCGGTGTTTTCTTCGTCAAGAAGCACATTCTCAATAATGTACGGTTGAACGCACACGGCCAAAGACAACGCCGGGGAATGTAATACTTCGGGTTC